GCATCAGCGGTAACCGCAGGGTCTGCTTCAAAATTGTTCTTACTACACAGAGCTTTTAATCGTTCCGCAACAGGTAGCCAATCTGCTAGACAAACTGCTTCCTCTAAAATCCAATAGACGTGCACTCCACGACCTGAATTTATTATTGTTGGACGTGGTAACGTGTTAGTTTTACAGAACTTCATTAGAGAGGATATCGCATCCTCCTGTGTAGAAAATTCTTTCGTCGGGCCGCAGTCTAAATCTAAAAAGAAAGATTTGACGTTCTTAACATTGTCTACCTTACGTGAGTTGTTTTCGTTAAACGTCGATAGGGCAAAGTAAACATTAAACCCTTGGCTATCTAGTGAGGTCGCATCGTCAAGTAACGCATCGACGGATGTAAAAAACTTTTGAACTCTTCGATCTGTACGAGTGTTTGTTGCGAAAATACAATATAGACCATCATCTGCTAGGGCTTTTTCTAAAAATATTTTTGTTTCCATAGCTGTCTCGAAACCGAAAGTCGCCACGGCAGGGGTAGAAGTCCACCCTTTTCGGTAATCCTAGCCGTGGTATTTAAGAGTACATGCTCCTAGGTATAGGAGCGTATATTTACTCTAGATTAGTCGTCCCAGTTAGCGACAAGAGCACTAAGATCAACATCATCTTTAGGTGCAGCCGTCTTGGACTTCACTTTCTTTTTCGGTACTTCTATTACATCAGCAGCTTCAGCTTTCCCCTTTGCTTTCGGCTTTTCTTCCGGTGCTACCTCATCTTCAAAAACCATGTCTAGTTTTTCATCTATGGTAGGTGTAACTTCTTCTGTAGAATCAAAACCACCAGAGGTTTCTCCGAACGGCGATGATGCTTCAAAATCACCGTCAGTAGCTTCAAAGGGAGATGCGATCTCGATTGGCTTATAGGTGAGCACTTGTACTGCACGTACCCGTAACGACACACCCGTAGACTCTTCTCCCATATGATAAGGCACGAACTGTACGAACAAGTTAATGGTGCTGCCACTGGTTAATTGCCAACCCTCTTCCAGCATATTGTTCTTAGCATCAAAGTGCTTTGGTGCACGCGTTGCTTCTTTACCGTCAAAAGATCCTTTCAATTTACATTTACCAATGTACCTATCACCGTCTTTGGTGAAGGGCATTGGGATTTTTTCGGGCCAGTTATCCCCACGTGCTTCATGGTAGGCGAGTGCCATCTTCTCCATAAGGGCTTTGGCAGTGGTGGCGTTCATCACGAAGCTAGTCTCGTACTTAGCTCCCGTCTCCAGAGGCCCACAAGGAACACTCCTTTTTTCTCCATTATCAAACCTATACGTCTTGTCCAGACGTGGGTATAACGCTTCAACTTTCTCTATGAGATAACTCATATTGTTCTCCATTAATTGTTAATTGTGAAACCGTCAGTTACTGCGAATGGGGATTCATTTATATCTTCTACAGTGACGACGTTAAGTGTTAACGCCTTAGTAGTATCCTCATGCTCCATCATTCGTTTGACTGTCTCAAGCTCCTGCTCTTCTAAAGGTCGTACTGGCCTGAAAAAGAGTTTTGGTATATTGCTTTCGGTGTCAAAATATATGCTCGTCACCAAAGCAACGAAAGGCGTTTCCCTCGCCTCAAGGTATCGTGCATAAGCACGAAGGGGCATATCCCCTTTTACTGCGTCTCCAAATATAGAAGTAGGGGGTAGTTGTAATTGATAAACTGTTTCCAGATCATCCTCCAGAACAATGGCTATGCGTTGTACAAACCGACATGCCCGTCCTGTACCTTTCCCTGAACCTCTAATATTTTGGGTGCAATCTAGGCAACGCCCTGATTGGCGTTGGTCTTCCGGTACATCCAACGAAGGTGTTTCTGTATTCCCTGACCAACAAGTCGGTTTTGCAACGGTTTCGGAACTGTAAGCATCTTGGTAGTAAATTCGTGATACGAAGGCTACGCCTACGATTACTACTGATAACTTGTTTAGTTCATGTCCATTGGGTACACCGTTAAAGGTCTTCTCCCGAATACTAATTCTATTCATAGATCATTATCTAGATCAGGAATCCCGTCTGATTCGGGGCTTACGTCACCCCACGTACCGATGTTGTCTTCCGTCAACACTCTGCCCTCTCCATCATCGTTCGGGAGAGATGACAGTTTTTCAATAATGTCAGGGTCACTAGTAGTCCCCACAGTCGTACCCCACGGCTCCCCACCTTGGTCTGCCAAGAGCGCAGCTTCAACTGCCGCAAGGTCAAACCTGTAGGTTTGTTGGATATGCACATATGTATTTTTAGGGATTTTGCCTTGGTTTACCCATGTACGGATTAGCCTTTCAGACACCTTAAAGTGATCGGCTACGCCTTTAACATTAACAAACTCAGTTGCCATGATTATTTCTTCCTTACTGAAATATTGTACGTAGAGTTAGAGTTAAGCCCTTTTGGTAATAAATCAGGATTCTCCTCCAAGAACTCGCGCATGTGTTTTTGGTTAATCCGCTTATCCAGTAACGAAGGCTCTCTATGCTCTAAAATAAACGCGTGCATTTGATCCCAATCGTTAGTCCAATAAGTCTGTTTAACCGTTCGGTAAAATAAACCCTCTGAAGTCCTGACACTATCAACACCATGATCTTTACAGTGTTCCAGTAGTGCCGCTTTGACTGCATCAAGACTTTCGACAAGTGTAGAGTCCTCTGCCTCGTAGTTCTTTTTAATCTCACTACGACGTTCACGAATCTTGACGTATGTTTTGACTAATTTTTCTAAAGAAACTTCTGGAAGGGGTTCATCTTCTACAGCGGTGTTACTCATTTCGATCTCCTCTACTTATCGAACGACAAACTATAATGCATTATTGTGGCTTACGCAAGTATATCGTTGTATAAATCTATCATTTTTGTATGTACGTTGATTTTGTTGTCCAACATAGCATAAACACGTTTTTCTATGGCTGATCCTTGCAGTTGTACCACAGTACATTTGTGATCTTGTCCTGACCTGTGCACACGTGCATTGGCTTGAGCATAGGTTTCCAGCGAACTAGTTGGCCCCCACCAAACAACTGTATTAGCGGCGGTTAGTGTTACTCCATGTGCAGCAGCTTGCGGCTGAATAACTAACACTTTGGGGTCATCACTGTTTTGAAACCGTTTAAAAATCTCAGTTCGTTTAGGAGCACTGACATCGCCCCGTATAATGTCCGTAGATATCCCCTCTTCTTCCAGTTTATCTACAAGTAAGTCGATAACATGTTTGAACGGTACAAAAACCAATACCTTTTTACTTGATTCGTCTATGACTTCGCGTAGGACTTTGTATCGGTGGGAGATATCAAACTCTAACGTGTCTCCAGCGTCGGTATAGACCGCACCGCAAGATATTTGCAGTAGTTTATTCATAGCAACGGCAGCGTTAGCCGCACTAACTTGTTCCCCGGCAGCGTCCATTACTAACTTATCTCTTAACAACTTATAGTATTTGTTTTGTTGCCTCGTTAGCTCTACTCCACGTTTGACATAAATCATTGGTGGGAGATCCAAACATTCATCCTTGGTATAACGAATAGCGGGTTGCAGTACTTGGTACACGGTTTCGGTTGCGTCCGGTTTTGGAACCCATCTAAAGTTGGTTACTTTTGTCATAACCCTATCTCGGAATGCCCCTGCAAATCTAGGTACAGCAGTTGGGTTTACTAGTCTTGCTAGCCCAAAAGCATCTAGGGGACTTTGTGCGGCGGGTGTTCCGGTCATCATCCATAGCCACGGATCATTTACGGTCAATCGTTTAAGTGTTTTCCAGCGTTTAGTTTGTGTGTTTTTATAGTGCGTTGCTTCATCTACTATAATTAAATCAAACCCACCCTCTGCTATGGCATCTTCCACGATGTTCACGCCGTCATAGTTTATGATCACGTAGTCAGCGTCACTCTTAATTATTTCTGCTCGTTTTTCTTTAGATCCGTATGCCACACCTACTCTACGGTGCATAGCAAATGTAAACAGGTCATTGCGCCACGCTGAATCCATTATCGATAGTGGGCATATAACAAGCACTCTACGTACAGCACCTACATCCATTAAATAATCGGATGCCCATATAGCACTAGCGGTTTTACCTGTACCTTGTTCGTTGAAGCAGAAAGCACGTTTGTGCATCGTAAGAAATGAGGCAGTAGTCTTCTGATGGTCGAACGGGGCGTGCTTACCTGTCCATGTGTATTTACCCTCAATCGGAGAAGGTACTTTAATGTTAAGGTTTTTTAGGACATGGGCTTCATCAATGCCCCACTTAACAATGACTTGGTTGTCGGATAGCTCTTGGCTTTTTGGGATGACAGTTGTTACTTTTGCTGGGTGTCGCAGTCGGAGCAACACCGCCTTATTGTCAACGATCTTCATACTTTTTCTCTTATTTCGCAACGTGTAAACGTGTTAGCCCTGCTTCGTCCCCAGATAGGGCTAGGTCTGGCATGATCTACTCTTTCACCCCTTTAGAAGCGGGAATGATACCGCTAGCGAAAGGTTGGACTAGCTCGATTTTTGTAGGGTGTTCGGTGGGGTAGAGATCTAGCCCCCCCTACGTTGTTTAAAGACGCAT